AAAGAGCAATAAAAGCGTCCCGAACTCCAGCTGTGCCGAACTCTAAAGTGGCTTCCAAATGAGTCAACATCGATCTTGCATCGTTACCAAGTAAAATATTTTCTATATTATTCACATCGTTCAACGAAATATTACTTGGCTGGTCGCCGTTCAAACCGCCCGTAGCATTGATATAGGACACACTCGAGCTGAAAAGATCTCTCATTAGGAGATCTTCCTTTTCCCTCAACCATTGTCCTAGCAGTGCTGTGAACTTGGTTAACGTCTTAGAATTCTCCCAAAGAACCAATTGCTCATTAGTAACAATAGACTTAGCATAGATCTCCATAGTGGCGTCAATGTCTGTACGAACAGGCACTTCGCTAGCAGGATCAATACCAGAACCATCAAGTTGCCCGCCATCTGTAGAAAGCCGCTCAAACCTGCTCATACGAGTGGTTTTTCCGATATAGCTTTCCGCATGGTGTAGATCTACCCCGAAAGAGTGGATCAAGTTGAACATTGGCGTTGACAAAAGATCTTCCGACGCCTGAACGGGAAGTTCTGGCGCCATATTTTGAATGCCGGTAATACCGGTTGAAAATGTCATGATTTGCACCTCGCAAAACAGGTTTAAAATATCCTACTGGCGAAGTAGTAATATCTGCCTGCACTGGCGGGGTGCGATTCAGCCTGGGCTAGCGAAGCCCGGATCAGCTAAATTCAACTTAGCAATTAAATTATTTATTCGTCAATGTCCGTCCGCTTTAATTTTTGTTTTCGATATGGCAAAAGTAGAAAATAAGCGATATGCTTACTCAATTCATTTTGAAAATATTGATATCTATCGGGCGCACCATGCGAAATCATTTCTGCCCGCGATAATGCTGCTTCCAATTCTTGATAATCATTTATAGAATAATCATTTTCCATTAGCTAACCCCTTTCAATAGTTTCTGCATTCTTTCCCAATTAGCGGCCTTTCGTTCGGCTGAAAGTTTAGCGCTTGCTGTGGCTTCTCCCATTTGCGATAAACCAGTAGTTGACATGCTTTTTGGTTTAGCAAAGTTAGCGTCTGCTTTAGCGGCTTCTTTCTTAGCTGTTGTTGAATTTGGAATTAGTTTCTTAACCACTTTGTAGATATCCGAACAGGACTCAAAGTTTTCTGGCTGTCTAAGTAATGATCGATAAAGTTCCGGATGGTGATATTCTAAGTAAGCCCCATTTTCTTCATTAACGACTTGCTCATAATCGGGGAAAGCCTGCAATAACTTCTGAGGGAGGGCCTTTTTCTCATTTTCCGCCATTTGTCTGTGAAATTCTGCATCTCTTTTGGCAATAGCTGCTTGAATTTTCTTTTCGAGTCTTTCATCTTCTGTTTCATCTTGAGGTTCTTGATTGCTATATTGACGAGGAGTATTCGCAAGCGCTGCTTCCATTGCCGCTTTTAACGCCGCATTTTCGGCCTCTTTTTCATTGGCTCTTTTAATAGCTTCCGCTTTTTCGATGGCTTCTCGCTTTCTTTGCTCTCTGAATGCTTTCCAATTGGGATCGCCCTCTGGTTGTTGCTGCAAATTTGTATCAACTTTAACTTGATCCAAATTCGTATCAACTTTAACTTGATTTTGCACCATTTCTGGTTGCGTTTCTTGCGTATTCGGATTCATTATAGGTTCCTCATGAGTGAAGTTGATTTAGATGAAGAAAAAAAATTACAAATTATTAAAGAATTAATGGCAAAGTTCAATGAATACCAAAAAACAATTGCTTTTATGACTGCGGATGCGCCTATTGAAATACTATGCCTGCCTGCGCCTATTGAAAAAATACTACTCTCCAACGGCTTGTTGCGTGTCTATGATCTTTTCGATTGCGACTTTGCTAAAATCAAAGGGTTCGGTGTCAGTCGCATCCGGGATCTTACAGCCCGCTTGGATCAGTTCTTCTCTATGCTGTAAAAAGTACTCATGCTCTGATGGCATATCTATTTTCTGATCGGCTCTAATATATCTCCAAAAATAGAATGGATCTGTATTAACGAACTTTCCATTTACATATTTCCATCCCTTATAAAACGCATCAGTCCAAGCTTTCATCGTTTGATAGCGCTTATCTACCATTTTAAGACTGTGTAGTTCCGCCATTACAACGGCTGAAGGTAATATCCACAATCTATGAGTAATCTTATCCAATCCCTTGTTGTAAAGAAAAACGGCTTGATTTGGTCTTGGCTTGGGAAGATATGGCCAAGCGTAGTATTTGTGGCGTTTTAGGTTCTTTATGAGAGGGTCTTCTGCAATCAAGCGAATAAGGCAAAATTCATTTTCGTCAATGATAGTTTTGTGGTTCTCAATGGTCTTGCGGAATTCACGCATTGCATCGCTTGTTAGCGCATGGCCAACTTCTAAAGCGTCATATTTCGTGTTGTCCGCTAATGCTTTTTTAGATAATTCTCCTGCCGAAATTCGCATCAAACAAGCCTCTTCATATAATTTTGTTTATATTTTCTCCATTGCTGGCCTGTTGGCTTTGGTAGAAACTTTAGAAGTTCTTTTTTTAGAAGCTTTACTCTTGTTTTTCTCATGATTACCTATTGGAACATTAATATCATTGGCGATCGGCTCTAGCATTTTCGCAACAGCTTCTTGTAATTCAGGTGGAAGTTCTATATAATTTTCTCTCTCAAAAGAAAGATTCTTTTCTATAGATTGAATATGTTCGCGCTTTTCTTCCGGAATTGGATGATGTCTTTCAAATCTATTCAATGGTCACACTCATTAGTTTTAACATGTGTGCAAGGCCGAAGCTTCGCATTCATTGGTAAAAATGCGCCTGCTGCGGTGGGATGCCCATCAGGCGTTAAATTCAAGTTCTTTTCCCATTGCTGGTTTGGCACAGCAGGGCCCCAGCCTTTCTTAATAACATCCGCTGTTTTGTCTTTAGCATAATCCGGGGCATGGTGTCGCTTTTTCATAGCCATCCTTTTTATAATACGTCCTGGGTTTTGTGCCTTGGGTACCCAGGAAAACCAATCATATATTTCGGGCGATCAACCCCTATTTCAGCACACTATCGCAGTGATCCGCTAGACCGAATTTTACGTTGTCAGTCCCAACGTTTAACAAGAGGCAACAAAACATTCTTAATGCTGTGCCTTATGCTTCTTAGCGTATGATGCAAGCGCATTCACAGATTTTTTATACTCTTCTTCTTGACTGAACTCGCCAGCATTATATTTGCCATCTGCAAGAGTTACGTCAGTTAATTTCTTTTCCCAATGGCCCTCGTTAAACTGAGGCATTGCTTTCATCTTTGCATGAGCTTCTTTGCTATGTGCCATATAGTCTCCTTAGCCTTTCTTATGTTTAGAAGGCATTTTTTCTTTACCTTTCATGGTTTTGCAAGAAGCGTGACCATGATGCTTTTCTTTCTCATGAGGCTTTTTCTCATGCTCTTTCTTATGTGTCATTAGTTCCCCTATACCGCAACAGCGGACTTTTCTTGTTGTGTAGCTTTATTTATATCCCTAAGATATACCGCTAATTCAAGGTTATTTTTGAAATTTTGTAAATCCATTTCTTCAAGTTCAACCATTGTTTTGATCATATCTAGATCTGCTTGGCTTGATTTATGTTCGGCGCTAGCTTTCAAGTCTTCAATCTTTGCCATAGTTTCTTGAGCTTTTGCCATATCGAGAGTAATCTTTGCTTGATCTTTCTGCTGTTGCTGTTGCATTTCTTGCTGTTGCTGCTGGGCTTGTTGTTGATTCTGCTCTTCCATGTCGGAAATGACCTGGCGTTTATTTGTAATAAACGCAGCTCGTATAATAGATTTATCGGCGATACCCATGCCAAGTTCTTTGAAGTGGAGTAATTGCTGCAATTCCATCTGACGCTGGGTTGTACTATAATTACCTTCCTCGACTGCAATTGCGTATTTCTGGCTGTGGCTAGTCCAGAACCTTGGATCTGCGTCATGGCCGAGAATGTTACGAATCTTACCCTTGCTAAAGTTCTTACGAATAGCCTGGAGTCTGATTTTACCGTAAAGACGTTGAGTATAATCAAGCTTGTCGAAGATTGTTTGTAAAGTGGTAAGTCCTGCTCCTTGGCGAAGCATGGAAAGGATACCACTTTTATCGTCCGTCGCAGCGCCGAGAAGCTCTTCATTGACACCTGATATTTTTGTAATATCTTCTGCTAAACTATTTGATAGCTCCATAAGGCTTTGAGGAATGGCCACAGGCTCTATACGCTGGATTTCGCTTGGTTGCCTTCCTGCTTTCAATGGAATTAAGAAGCCGTCGCCACCACTTGATTGTCTAAAACATTTAGCATCTGGAACAACATCCACTGGATAAATCCAACCAGCATTTAAAGAACTTTGTAATATCTGAAGCTCAATAACCTTGCGCATATTATACAGAAATTGCGCATCTCTTAGGTTCCGGATAATCCCCTGCTTCCTCCACGCATATGCCTGGATGTCTTGTTCTATATAACATTGCGTTGGCACAAAAGGGTATTGATCAATCGAAAGGAGGTTCTTGCCGTGATAGACTGTTTTGCCGCCTAACGCTATTACTAGCTTGACAGTGGGGATATCCACCTTCTTCACTTGAAGCCATGGCTGTTGTGCAAGCACCTTTTCGATCATTCCCTGTTCTTCGGTATCATCTTCTTCCCATTCCACAGCCTCGCCCGAGTGCGGATCCAATATAATCTTTCCGGGTCTTGTTGTGCGGTAGTAGAATTCGTCGTAAGTAAAAAGATTGTTGATCGCTACGTTTTGAAGTTCAGCTTGAAGGGGAAAGCGGCCGTCTTTCATGCCGCCAGGATTCATTTTATCGATCTCTTTGGCGTAGCCAGGTATAAGGAGCTTCGCCATCATCTTGCTTGTCCAGCGCCTTCGCCAGATACCGTTGCAGTCGCTGAGGTCTTGCTTCCTAGTGTACTGATCAATCAAATAATTATTAAATGCGACCGCATCTGTAAAAAAATCTCCTGACACCGGATCGTAGGTATAGTCAGGGTAAAGATGAAGTAACGTTTCGCCCGTATCACAAGCCCCTTCAAATGATTGCGAAAGATATTCTTGAAAGCCGTCACGATCGTCGCACCAACGCATAACCATGTTGTAGTCATCTGCAAGTGGGTCATCGCCTTCGTGCTGCGGCATTGTAACCGTTGTCTTTCGATTCTTTCGCTGAAAACCGCAAATCATATTAATATGACGTCGCACTAAATTGAAAAAAAACTTTTGAACGTTCTGCGATGTATTGCCGTAGACTTGATTATAAAGCTGCTGGTCGCCAACTTTAAAGCGTTTGTCAATAGCGCCCTGTAACCAATATGTGGAATTTGTAGTATAGTTGCATTGGTAAAACCAATCCATCATTTGCTTGAGATCTTTTGCGGATACATCCGTCGGATCGATGTAACCTAGAGAATAATTGCCGGACTCATATGAACCCATGAAATCCCCATGTGAAATAAAAGTTTTTATATCACATAAGGATTATAGATACACTATTTATGAATCATTTTAAAAACATATCGCAAGTGTTATGTTCAATGCGCTCGATTTGCGCTTTCTCATAATATTGTCTTTCCATGATCTCATCGGTTTTCCATCGTATAGAACCCGTGTTTTGCCACGTGAAAAACGTGATGAAAATATTGATAGATGTAAGAATGTAAAGCGGTATGTTTTTCATTTCTTGTTCCTCTCTTCAATTGCACATAAACGCCCGTGGAAATCTTTCATTTCTTGATGGATTGCTGTAATTTCTGTATGTATTGCTGCGATTTGATTTGTACTTTGAATATAAAGAGGAATCGTAGTTCCCAAAGTAGTCAGCATGATCAATGCAAGAGATATGACCGTCGATCGATCTATTCTTGAATTATGCAGTTGTTTATTGTTACGTCTAGACATATAACTCCCGTTGTTAACCCGATTAAAGAATATACCAGGCGATCGGGAATCGCTTTTCGGATGCCTCCTAGGTATATTTAAAGCATAACATTATTCTGTTTGTAAATCAATACGAGCTATAATTTTATATCCATAAGATTCAAGAAATTCCATTGCCCATTTAATTTTATCTTCCACTCTTTGACCTGCGGGTTGGCCTTTATGCCATAATTCTAAGTTCTCAATACGATTGTCGTCTCGTATGCCGTTCTTATGATGAACGCTTTCTCCCTTGTGCAAGGGCCTCCCGAGATGAGCACTCATCACCCAAACGTGTTCCAATATTTTATTCCCTGTGTGGCAATTTATGTGACCAGCACGAGATATTATCCTATATCCTTGTTGAGTTAAATGGCCTTCTTCCCCAGTCTTAGATTTGTTTATAAGCCTGCATTTTGGACTGCATGTGAGATTCATGGTATATCTATTAAAGGAAAATAAAGAGCCACAAACAATACATGTATCCTCAACATTGTCAATTGCAGTCTTTCTTCTCATCGCTGATTTGCAACGATTAGAACAATATTTGCGGACTGAAAATGACTGATATTGAAATTCTTTTTTACAATTTGGGCAAATAGCATTACGAATTGCTTTTTTCTTAAGATATTCTGCCTGTAATTCTTTTCTTCTTACTTTCCCTTGCGGACTTTTCCAATATTCCGAGGCCTTAATCCTCGCTAGTCTCATATTTTCGCTTTGAATTTTTTTTAACTCTATGGTGTGCATCATCGCTCCCTATTAAGGGACGATCATACCATATCGATTATACCAAATCTATTAAAAAACATTCAAACCTTGATTAAATTGATCGTACATATCATTTTCTTGAAATACTTTCCTTCTTAATTGATCATAGGATATATTTTCATCTGGATGACTGAAAATACCTTCTGGAAAAGCGCTATAAATAGCATATCTAAGGGCATCACAACAATGATCAGAACTTTTTGATTTATCTGGTTTATCTTCACCTCTTGAAGCGGCTTTACTGCACCAGGAATATGATTGAATCTGTTCTTTTAAAATGGTGCAGGATCTATGAATAACAATATTTTTCCCTGCTATAAACTTTCCTACGGTTTTTATTCCAGATATGACATCATTTTTGGCGTCTAAGACTGGAATTTCTGCGTGTCTTAAAGAAACTTTTAAACTTGCGGCAGCTGGATCGACATAAACAGCTGAAATATTTTTATGTCCAATAAATTCTTTTATGTCTCTTACAAGCTCTTCATCCGTTTTTGATCGGCCTTTTTTTGCAGAATCATAATAATATTCTGCTTCTACGCATATTTGAGGCCATTGATTTGGATTTATCGCGCATAGAACTGCTGCTGTAGCATTTGTCGTCCCGTAATCTATGCCGACAATATAATAACAAGGATTGTAAAGAGGTTTGTCATATTCATTGTAATGATCGAAATTATCATAAATTGCACCATGACTTAGCGCCCACTGTCCTAATATGTATCTGTTATACCATAATCCAGTGTATGATGCTTTCAACTGTTGTTTATAAGCAGGATCCAAAATCGGGTTATCATCTAAACAAAAGTTCCAATGAACCAAATCGAGAGCAGGATTATCCAAATAATCTTTCTTAATGAAATGCGCAGGGCCTTCAGGGTTGCACGTAGCTAACAGTTTCGCACCGGGGACACGTAAACGCGATTCTAACATCTTCCAGAATGGTTCCGGCAGATTCGTTGCTTCGTCCACATAAGCTAAGGCCAATGTAGATCCTTGGATCGTGGAAACAGCGCTGACATCTGGCGCCCCCACGAACCAGACATCTCTTCCATAAAGGCGGCTCATTTGCGCTTTCTCGGTTGGACATGGGAAACCTAACCTATTGTAGAGGTGTTTGAGAATGTTTCTTTGTATTGAGGTGCGATTTACGCCAATGATCATTACATCGCCCGTTCCATCTTCTTTACGTGGGCCATGCTGTAAATCGTATATGAGGCGTTCTATGCTTGCATGGGTTTTGCCAGAGCTGACAGCCCCTACCCATATGTTAAAGCGGTGAGTGGCTTCGCAAAAGGATTTATCCTGTTTTGGACTTGTCGCCATTAGCTTCTAGTTGATTTATTTTATTTTGAAGTTGATAAATTAATTGATCTTTATCAATATTCTCTTGATTAGGCGATTTTATCGCTTCTTTTTGTTGTCCCTGGCCACAATCTTCAATTCCTAACCTCTCTAGCATTCGAGTATTTCCTTTCATTGCCTGTGAGTATTGCATCCATAAAATATCTTCTACTTTCCTGTTATTTTGTTTAAATTTCGAGGCGTAAGTGGTGTAATGACATCCAAATTCTTCGAAAAATCTATCATAAAAATTCGAAACGTCAATATCAAACCATGAAGCTATATTAACGGCTTTCATGCCGGAAACTACCATGCTTTTTACTATTTCCCAATTAATTGGTTTTGGAGGTCTTGCCATTTTTATTCTTTATTTTTTGACCGCATAATTCACATTTATTGCATTCTTCAGTGTGTTCCGATTCAGATATAACTTGAATGATATCGTTTGTCAATTCCTCTTCCGTAAACCCTGCAATAAGCAACTGTTCCATATCCCATTCATTGGCAAGCATATCAAAATCGAATTGGCCGTAGGTTTTGTTATCCTTGATAATTCTTGCTTTCATCAATAACTCGTCAAGTTCATCATCAATGATACACGGAACTTCTTTCCACCCTAGCTTCTTAGCCGCTCTTACACGCTGATTGCCTGCATAAACAGTTAGCACTTTGCCTACACGATTGACAAGACAAGGGCGCGCATCAAAAAAGCTTGGATCTTCTTGCAAGGAAGTGCGAAGCTTTTCCATCTGATCTTTTGTGATAGTGCGTGGGTTTCGTTCAAGAAGTGTCAATTCTTTGATAGCAATATATTCAATTGTTTTAGGCATTTTTGTCTCGTAAAATGTCACTTGTTGAAAAGCGTTTTGTCAATTGTCGTCCTCATACCTATCCAAATAATTTAAAACGAAATCAATTTCAAGTATAGCGCCAGCTTGGAAATAAGGATGCATGAAAGCATCTTGTTCGATGATGTCGCGTCGTTGTATTTGAAGCTCGATCGTTAGGTCGTCTTTGAGGGATGCGAAGCAGGGAAGGCAAGCGCAAAGAGTGAGTAGAAGAATATATTTCATTTTAAATCCTTAATTCTTGGATGGGTGAATGGGCCTAATACGTTATCTTGCTTTACCACACCATTTGTATATGCTTCCACAGCAATGGACAGTTTTTTGCTGACCTTATTGACCCCACATAGAACATTTCTAACGTGAGTATGGTGAAAGCCTAACGCTTGAGCCAATTCTTTTGTTGTTATATTGGAATAAAATAAATATTCTTTTAAATTCATGATATCACCTCATCAGTAAATATAACATATGTGATGATTTTTTTGCTATGAACACTTTTGCGACAATTGACTTGCTAAATATTCTGACATTTGCTATATTGAGTCTATTCGCAAGTGCTCCTTGCGTTCCGAGTAACAACGGACAAGTGAGCTGGTGGATTAAGCAAAGATTTAAAAATTAAGAGGTGATTAAAGTGGAATGGCTACATACAGGATCAATAATAGTTTCGGTGATAGGTGCAATCTATTATTTTGGAAGAGATATCAAAACTGATATAGCATTGCAGACTGCGCGTTTAGATACAACAAATGCCAGGCTAGATGCGTCTAATGCAAGATCGGATCAATTATATCAGATGTTTATAGATCTGCTTAAGGAAAAGAAATGAACAGTGAATGGGAGCATACGATTACGATTATTATGTGCATTTTGATTATACAGCTTTTTTTTATGATTAAAAATTAATGAGAGGAAATAAATGAACTACCGCGAATTTGAACTATACGTTCCAGGGGATGATTATAACCCGGACGATCCGTATGAGCGCATGAAAGATTTAGAGCACTACGAAGCAAAAGTCGAAAATGCGCAAGACTATTTTGCTGGTTTAGTTGAGGAGCTTTACAAATGTGATGAAGAGCTAGACGTTGATCGAGTAGTTGATTTGCTTGAAGAGATTGGCGGTCAACTTTGCGTGAAGATACCAACTAAGATATTGAATATCAAGCGTGATCCAATTTTTGTGAGGCATTAGATGGCGAAAAATAGAAGGGTGCCGAAAGTTTTTATGAGAAAAGTCCTTGAAACTGAGGGGCTAGAAAGAAAATTAGGTAAAATGAAAGAATTAAAAAAATCAGTTATCAAACAAATAGAAGGATTAAAAAGGGTTTAGAATGAATCAATTAGCAGTTTATATGCCAAATTCTGAAGAAATGACCAATTTGCAGGTGATCGCAAGAAGCGCTGCTACTTCAGGTCTTTATAATGGAATCGGTAGCGAGCAAAAAATCTTGATGATCATACTTTACGCAAGAGAGATGGGGATACCTGTTTTTCAAGCGTTAAATGGCGGCGTATGGAACATTCAAGGCAAGATTGAGATATCAGCCAGGCTAATGGCCGCAATGATTAGACGGGCTGGCCATAGCATGAAAGTGACCGTTTGCAATGAAAATGAATGCACGATTGAAGGAACTAGGTCGGATAACGGAGATACGTTCTCTGCTTCTTTCACGATGAAAGACGCTCAAAAGGCAGGGCTTGCAGGGCGTGGATCGTGGAAATCGTATGCTGAGGATATGCTATATGCAAGGGCAATGAGCAGGCTCGGAAGAAGGCTGTTTCCTGACGTTATTGGAACAGCATATGTTGAAGGTGAAATAAGAGATTCGCAAATGAAAGTTGCCGATTATGAAGAAGTGCCGACGCATGCATCTGGCAAAGTTGAGAAAGCTCCCGTTGAAGGAATGAAGCAGTTGGAAGATAAACAAGATGAGGAAGTCGCAAATGAAGAAATAATTTGCAAAGAGCAAGTTCAAGTGATAGAAGATATTTTGAACCAATGTGCGCCTAAGTGCGTAGCTAGCTTTAATAAATATTTGCAGAAAGAAGGCATCGACTGCTTAGAAACTTTGCCGTTGCGTTTATTTGAGCACGTTAAGAGCACTTTGACAGAACAAAGAGACAAATACCAGGGGGCGATGAATGAGCTTGCAGCAGCAGAAGCCGTGGCAGCTTCAAGAAATTGAAGAAAACTTTAGCGAGTGGTCAGAGATGGGCTACTCGCTTTCATCATATTTGTTTGAGTTGTTGAAAAAAGAGAGGGACGAAAATGATTATTTGCGACGAAGAATCGGACGAGAGTGATATTGACTGCAACGATGGTCAATGTGCGCGCTGTAAGAAAAAAGCCAGTTGGGTTGAATTAGAGCTTCCCGACGGTTCGGATCACTGGCTTTGCCTTCACTGCTTTAAGCTTTATGAAGAAGAATTTCATAATTTCACTGAGATTTTTTTAAACGGCTTTCTTCCATCGAAAGTTTTAAAAGTTGATAAAAATTTTGCACTTGAATAAAAAGCCTGAATGAATAATTTTATCTATATCCCAGAAAAAAAGAACCGTGATGAAAACATTTAAATTTTTTTTAAGTCGCAATAACATATCGAGATTATCCTGTGCCAGCAAAGCTAAGATAATTCGAAATGTTGTTACGGATAAGGTATATTACAAGACAGTTAAAAAACCCCGAGTGATTAGCTCGGGGCTTACCAATTCAACGGCGTACTGGGATGTTGCGCCAGTCCTTAACACCAAACAAAGGAGGTAAAGCACTTAACAACTTTACAAACTTTAATTTACCAAAGAAAAATAGGTTTCTTCAGATAAGGCATCTTGTTCTACACGAGATCTTATCTGAAGTCTCCTATTTTCACAAGACATAATTTTTAATTTATTTCTAGAAAAGGAGATGCCCAAAATGACTCGCATTCGCACAAAAAAGACAAAATTTTACTTTATAGTTTCTAACGCTACAGCTCAAGATTGTACTCTTTCTTTCGAAGCACTTGGTCTTTTAACCTATTGCCTTTCAATGTCCGAGGAATGGGAGTTTAAGCCCAAATTGATAGCCAAGAGCAGAGGATGCAGCAGAGATAAAGCCTACAAATTGTTCAATGAATTAATCCAATCCTTTCATTGCATTAGAATAAAGATACCGAATCCAAAAGCGAAGGGCCTTCCCGGTGAAGTTGAATATGAAATATTCTGTGATGTGGAAGATTGCAAGGCCAGGATCAAAGAATTGGAAACGCAGCCTGTTTTCCTTGAGCATGGTGATAATTTCAAAAAATGTTTTCGACGTCCGTGTTTTCCGGATACCGATAGTCCGGATCCGGAAAACACGGACGTAATAAATAAACAAGCTAAAGAAAGTAAAATCTTAAGAGAACAAACAAAACAGGAGCCTCACGAAAAACAGCCTGTTGTTGTTGTTTTTTCTGAAGATGAAAAAGAGAAGCGGCTTCTCTTAGAGAAGTACAATCTTCCTGAAGCATCGATCGAATTTTACTTGAACATTTCCCTTCAGCAATTACGAGATTCTTTGCTCGCTTACGACCAATATGCCAAAGATAGAGTGTTAGATAACCCGAAAGGAGCAATAAGACAAGCGATAATTGGCGCTTGGAAGCCTAATCTAACGAAAGAAGACAAAGTAAATCACAAGCAACATGAGAAAGAAGAACGATCACTCATCGCTGAAGAAAACAAGAGAATATCAAAACAATTGAGAGCGGGACTAGAGCATAAGTTCGAATATAAAGATTTTAAGATGGTGAAGGGTTTTGAAATATCAGATTCTATGATACATCTTTATTATCCGTCTGGTCGCTTTCCGCTTCCATATGAAGAAGTTGAATTTAGAGCTCTTTTGGAATATTACATTAGTAATATATTGAGCTGATGCCCAAGCTATATTATAGACCATTTTCCCGGCGTCAGGAAAATGATCGACACATATGCTACGATCATATCGAGCAAGACCTCGGAATGATAGATCATATCGGTGGATTCAAAGTAATGGCACGAAAGGATAAAATGAAAATACCATGCTTCTTCTTTTTTCATGATTGGCATCTTCTCCCAGATCTTGGACTTTTGTATTATCGCGGACTCCTTAAGGCACATACTGCCTTTTACATATGCCAAAAGTGCGGAAAATTAAAAATTAAATTGATTGAATTCATGTATGAAAATACGAATACTTAAATGCCCAAAATGTAAAATTGATACCAACTTACGTAGCGTTTCGCCATTGCTAATAGCAATACTTTATGTATGCGATGAATGTAATTGTAATTATTACTATTATGAACTGGCGTATGAAGAAATTGAACGATGAAAATACCGCGCTTTGGTCTCTTCCATGATTGGAAATTTGTTTCTATTTATAATTTTATTGATACTTCCTATAAAAGTAGGGCTGATAGCTGTATATTGACATACTTTTGCTGCCGATGCAAAAAGATTAAACAAAAAACACTATATGCATCCGGTCATTTAAAAATGGAAGATTTCGAGTGAAAATAATAATCCCAGGCGATCCCATACCTAAAGCAAGCGTTAGATTAGGTAAACGAGGAGCATATGATTCGCAAAAGTTTGAACGAAGCCAAGTTTCATGGAAAATGAAATTGGCTTTACGTGAACAAAATGGAAAAATGGTTGAATCACAGGGTATTTTTGTGTCATTTTTGTTCAAATTCCTGCCTATCGGGACATCAATATTGGAAAAAAATATGTGTTTATGGGGATTAAAGGAACATGATGTAAAACCGGATTTTGACAATCTTTGCAAATTTTATTGCGATTCTGGTAACGGCATTCTATGGAAAGATGATGCTAAAATATCTAAAGGTCAGTGGCATAAGAAATTTTCAAACTTTCCCTGTACAATTATAACCTATAATGCGATAAAAAAAATTACTATGAACACAGAGCTAGAAAAAGTTATAAAAGTCTTTACGCCAGAGCAAGTTTTGGAGCTAATCGATGATTTTACGCCGATTATGCAAAGCTGCGAGGACGATTTTCTTGAGAATCGAGAAGAATTTTTCCTCCCGGTTCTGGCCTCCAGACTGGTGATCTTTGCTAATAAGTGGTCGAAGAAGCTAGGTAAGATTCAGGATGCGTGACGTAATTTGCAAGTTGACAAATGAAGAATTGGGAAGCTCGTTAGTTATGACAAATAAGACTATGTTCATTTTCGATCGTGACGGCGATTTCATTACAGAATTCGACGCTAGGTTTTGTCCTGTGTGCGGAGAAATACTACAAAATGAGGTGGCTGATGAATAGATTGCTTTCAGAGGTGGCTGATGAATAGATTGCTTTCAAATGTATTCAGTCATTTTTTATGTCCAGGCTGCAATCAATTGAATCTATATACCTATGCAAATCCATTAAGCGAGTATTGTTCGAAGTGTTCATTTAAACAACTAGAACAAAAAAAAGGACAAGAAAATGCATAGACTGCTTTTAACGGCCTGCCTTTGCGTTTTGACTGCTTGTGGAAATATGCATGGGATCAATGAATAATGGAAGAATTGAGCGCTTGTAAATTCTATATTGCAAACATCAAATTGGTGGGATACGGTCAAACTCAAAGTTACCAATGTGTTTGTCAAAAATGTAAAAAATTGTTCTTCAATATCACTACAAAACGAAACTTGGAAGATTTATTTTGTTCATGGTGTGAGCCAGATGAATCATTGTTAACGGAAGAAAATTTTTCAGACGTTAATTTTGTTGGAAACATCATAGGATGGGAAATTAAATGTACCGCCATTGAAAAAAAACGTTCTTTCTATAATTATAAAAAAGTATATAAGAGAGATGGTTATCAATGCCAGTATTGCGGTTACTCTATGAGTCTATATAACGATTTTCGTGCTTTGCACGTAGATCATATAAAACCATGGAGTGGAGCTGGTGGCAATTCCTTAACATATCTAGTAGTTTCCTGTGCGGAATGCAATTGTCATGCAACAAATAAATGGTTCAATTCTTTTATGGAAAAGAAAGAATATGTAAATGCAAGAAATGCAGAAAAACAATTTCAAAAGCAAAAAAAGAAACAGAGGCACTGAATGAAAAGATATTTATCACTGTTCTCATTTTGTATATTGACTTCTTGTGGCTACATGTCATGGCCTGAATGCTTAGAATTGATGGAGCCCGTCGAGGAATTGATTGTGAGCGAAATTGAAAAGGAGAACGAAGATGCCGTTATTGCCAGGTAAAAAGAACATTGGGAAAAATATAGAAAACGAACAGGGGGAAGGAAAACCGCATAAGCAAGCTGTTGCTATCGCTCTTAATGTCGCACGTAAATCAGGTGCTCATATCAAGAAAAAAGGAAAAAAGTAATGATTACAGAAACAAAGATAGAAGAATATTTCACATATCATAATCCAGAAGGAATAGACCCTAAAAGATTCGAAATAATTAGAGAATCAGCTAAGAAATTAGCAAAAGATATTCTCGAAAATGGAGGAAACTCAGACGAAATATGCAAATCAATACAATCACTACGAATCGTTGTATATCATGCAATCGCTTCTATTGTTTTACCATAAAAGGAAAAAAGTAATGAAGAAAGACGAAATCGAAACTATTAAAGACCGCCTTTACGAAATCTATGCATCGGTATGCGATGAACAGACTGAAGTTGCATGTTTTAAAATCGGTAAGCTGATCGGTGAATTTGATATGATTTTAGCTGATGATGAGGAAGAGGGCGAAGATCAGCAAGAACAAAGAGCTAATATCCAAATAAACAAACAGGTTTTAGATTACATTCAAAAACTAATGGACAAAGATAATGGATCGTGAAATCAGAAAAATAAAGAAGACAGCTAAGAAAGAAGTTAAAGAACTCGGTAAGTTAGAAGCCATGGACAAGAAACGGGATAAAGCTTGTGAATTAGGAGCTAAAGAAATGCGGAAGAAAAAGAAATGATTGATTGCATCCGATACAAGCCTGTCAACAAAGGTTCCCTTCTTGGCTTCGCCGATATCGCTGTTGAAGGTCTTCCGCTTGTGCATATTTACGGATGTGGAGTTTTCCAAAAAGAAGGAAGACGATGGGTAACGATGCCATCCAGAGAATGGATAGATGAAGAAACGGGGTTGAAAAAGTTCTATGCCTACATAAGATTAGCAGAGCCGGGTAGCATGTATCAATTCTCTCATGATGCCATGCATTGCGTGCTTCCTCATATCGATCCTCACATGATACTTTAGTGGTACAAAAGCCTTTTTAGTAGTGCGAATGTCTATTTTAGTTGTACATTAGCTCAAATCAGGCATGATAAAAGTTCTTGATTCGTTCCGATTCCAAACATCAAGCGCGCAATTAAGCATATCCTTACAAAATCCGTCATCACGACCTAGCTCTTTAGCTAGAATCACAGCGCACATAAAAACAGTTGTTAAAGGGTATTCTCTATCAGCTAATGCATCGTTTAGCCGTTCTGCAAGCGCGTAGGCATCTTTGTTTATTTGACAAGCCATTGTTTACCTCAAAAAATCGTAGAAAAATCGTCATAAATTTATAAAATTCCGGACTCAGGCCCTAACCCAACTCCCAACGAGGGCGCTTTGCGACTCTAAAGAGTTTCTGCTTTCGCTTCATCAGGCAAAAATGGGGAGCTGCCCCACAACAATATCCGGATCGGTGGGCTTGTGCTTCTTTAACTCAGTTATCCGTAAATTCCGGATAAGTGAGAATAAGTTGCTTAAAGTAATGTTTTTTGTCAACGTTTTATCTTTCACTTTTTATAACCTCAACGATTGCCATAAAGATCACAAAGCCAATGATGAAGTATGATAAGTTTATTATAAATGATTGCATTGTTAAATATATTCCTTCTCACTTTCCAATACATCCCAAATACAACTAATTTTATCTAAAAACTTTTCTTTTTCAATGGTTGAAAGACACGCTCGAATGAGTAACACAGATAAAAGCGTCTGACCTTCACCGCCTGAAAAATCTTCCGAGTCCAAAAGAACAAATATCTTTTTGGCCATTTCGTTATATTCATCATGTGTTTTACTCATCGCCCATTCTCATATTCATTTTCTTTTCCTAATTCATTTATTTCTTTATATAATTCTAAGAACTGTTCAAGTGTAACTCGATTTTGTCTATTCATTCTTGCAACAAGATCTATCAAAATAATTATTCCTTCCTGGGGGATAACTTTTTCCTGAATAAATATGCTTAAGATTTTATTGGATAAAGCTTTCAAATTATCATTCATCGCCCATCCTCACACCGCAAACTGCGCAATGATATTCACCTCTCCAGTTTTGGTTTCTAGCATCTTGCCATTGCGAATTACGGCATCGTTTGCATGTAAAGAAGACTCCAGCATCTTTGAATATGCATGTATCAATTTCACACATATCCTCATTCATATAAACTTCTGCTTTCAAAACCATTGTTAAAACAAGCGGGATCAAGAAAAGCATGTATAGCAAAAGAGTGTGTGTATCTGAATTATTACGATTTTTTCGGTTTATTTGGGCAGATGCTTTCTTCTCATTTATCAGTCGGCGTAGTCGAGTGCTAATGCAGTTATATTTCATGACTTTCCTCCATGCATTTCATTACTATAGGTAAATTAGTAGTAAGATTCTTGATGTGATTCTTAAAGAATTGTCTGTGATTTTTTGATTCAATCGCTGCCCTACAGACTGCATGAATGATAAATACGTGAAATCCAGTATTTAAAACATGATTTGGAATCCCCTCAGATTTTAATTTTTTTAACAAAGCAATTAATGTATTTCCGATTTCTTCTTGAACTTTAAATATTGCCTTTGATTCTTCTTCTGTCATTTTTCAAATTCCTCTTCAAAAAAACTTTTAGCTAATAAAAAAGCTGCTTTATAATGATCTGGCCATTTGAGAACGCATTCAATCAGATCCGCTTCATCTTTGGTCAGTTGAGTCAGATACTTCGTCATCTTTTCTATTTCCTCTTTCATCAGCCACCTCAACATTTAGTAAAAGCCTATCAAACAGCGCATCAACTGAATCTGTTAGATCAGTAATTGTAATTTTATTTTTGTATTCTTGCAGTTCGGGCGCTGTTCGAATAAAATCAAATAAATACCATTTCATATCTCTATATTTATCTCTTGACCACTGCATTTTAATTCCCTTTTTGTGTAAAAAGCATAATTCCGGTCGCACCCACCATGTTTATTATTTAAATCTTTACAAATTTTTTTTGCTATTTCTTCATCTTCAAAGGCATCCCCTATTTCAAATAAAGATCTTGAGGAAATATAAATGATATAAATGTATTTCTTTCCGTCACTCATTCATTCCTCAATGTACATAATTTTTCTCTAGCATATTTTATATTTCTTTCAATTGTACCTTCGAAACGATTAGACATCTCAAATAAAGATATTTCCGTTAATGATAAGCGCACGTCTGACGCCAAATCTTTAATTTTAATTGATATCTCTTCCCACTCTTTGAGGCGATTTTTGTTTAATTGAATTGTATATAATAAATCTTGTTCTGTCATTTCGTCCATATTAAATCCTTTGTAAGGTCTGAATTCATTCGTATTTCTTTTTTAATCGTTCATATTCTTCACGTTCATTTTTTTCTTGATATTCGAAAGATTCTTTTTGCATTGATAATCTATTTCTCTCGTCATATTTATCTAATGCTTCCTCATGGCATTCCGTAAACCAATCAATTATTCTTTGATCACAACCATAATCATCTTGAGTATAATAATTTATGTGCATGTCAATCTCTCTTTCAATTCCATGCATAGAAAATGACAACTTTATATGACAAGAATGTTCACCCATGATTAAACCCTTTGTAACGTCTGATAATGGAGGTTATGTTGCCTAAAAAGCGATCTGTCTCATTTGTCTTTATTAAGCAATACTAATAATTCATTTAAATATCTTTATTCAATTGCGCAAAGATATGATCATATTTTTTTTGACATTGAACTTCCGAACCTTCGAATAATTCAATACATGAACCATCTTTATATTGCGCAAATAACTTGAAGATATTTTTTGAGTCTAATTTTTTAATGTAAATTTCATCTAATTGATGAAAGTTCACGCAATAACCTTGGTTTATTTCACTCCACATCTTTGTCCTCTTTCATATATTTAATTAAACCCTCGATATCGTCTTTAAGTTTCTTAATGGCCTGCTCTTGGTCTTCCCCTTGCTCCACTCTCATAGTTAAGATGGAAGCAGAATGACAAGCTTTCCAAAAGGAAAATCTAAGTTTTTTTTCGCTAATCGTTATCAGGATTTCATCATTCATTTTTGATCTCAGGCGGTTTTGGAAGCTCCATCCAATGAGTTATATCGTCCGAATCCATTTCATGTTCTATATCTTTCCACGCTCCCACATATAACACTAAAACTTCTGCAGAAAGAAACTCCCAGGCTCCTCGCGGCTCCAATCGAGCTATTGCAATAGGCTTTGGCTCATCAGTTCTTTTAAAATTAGCCAAAACAAGTACATAAGCATTAAATTTAGGCAATCGATCTTTAACATCATACCAAATCGGTCTAACGCCAATTGTATTAGCATCAACCAAATAAGTCTCATATCCGTCTATTGCATGCCAATGTGAGCACATTGAAGTAATTGGTAAAACCAGCGCACTAGATTTATCTATGTAAGAATTTTTTTGCTCACTCATTCATCTCCTCCGTCAATTTCTCAACAATCCTCAAAGCCTCATCATGGCTTACCTTCAGCTTTCTTTGCAGCATAGATACCGTTACACTTCCATGCATATCAAGCATCTGATCTATCTTCTCCCTAATCGCTTGATTCATCATTTGCACCGATACCGTATATCTTTATAAATCAAATAAATCATTCCGATCACTGTAATCACTCCGATTATCTCTAAAAATATATGTAGGATTTGCATTAGATTTCCCTCAAAAACTTTTCCAAATCTTCCCGTTTGTACATTGGCCAGCCCGTCACTGGATGCGTGTAAACACGAATCTTATTGGTTCTATTCCTATGCCATGTAGCAAGAGTCTGTCTTGAGATACCAAGAAACTCGGCAGCTTTTTTGCGATTCAGGTATTGATCTAATCTATTGAACTCTGTCATACTATATACACCTCTAGCCAACTTTATGTGAGTATAGCATTTATGACAACGAAATATGAACAGCTTTTATTATTTGAAGTGCCGTTTGATGAGAAAATTCGTAACCTAATGGCCGAATGCAGGGCATCTAATATCAGAACGCATAAGGCGCAATTCGGCAAGATTGGCGCTCAGAATAAGCGTATTGACGAACTTGAGAAAAGATTAGATGCAATTGAGCGTGGTTTGTGCCAATCCGGTAAATCTGCTTTACACGAAAAAATAGAGTTCTTCGAAGAGGCTTATCAATGAATCTACTAATTTGACATGAATTAGTCGATTTCAGTAATGAAAAAAGCGACTGAACTTAACTAAGGAAAGCTCAGCCGCTCAGCCTATCTTGTTTCAAAAGGAGGCAAAGATTTTTAGAGCAGCACAACATAATAAAGCATTGTAATCTTTATCGAGTTATCATTTGCGGCATTTCCTGTGATTTCCGTTGCAACATCATTAAACGCATTTACTGCTATATTTTCTAGATTTGTTATTATTGTCTGTTCGGCTGAGGGAGAAGCTGTATTGTATGTGCTTGTGCTACTTACAAGAACTGCGTTACTTGTCGTTGTGGCTATTGCTGTTGAAGTCCCATAATAAATTTTTATTGCCTGACCAGCGGCGGCCACGAATACATTTGTACCGCCATAAATAAATTTTGATATCCATAATGCTACAGGAACGATAACTTTTCCAGCGCCTTGAGCCGCTACAATCTGTATGGGCGTTCCGTGTAGTGCTTTAATTTGCGCTGATGTTAATGTCACACTAGCAGAGGTAAAGCCTAAAGGGCCAGCAGAGGCCGGAGAGCTAACAAAATTCGTTCCATTAGAAGTTAAAACGTTTCCGCTTGTGCCAGCAGTTGATGGATAAGTAGCCGTTGAGGCGACCCAGTTTGTGCCGTCTGCAATTAATATCGTTCCTGCTGCGGTTGCAGTTGATGGATAAGTAGCCGTTGAATAACCAGGATTTGCCAAACCGCCGCCTGATTGTAAAACTTGACCGGCTGTACCTGCTGCGGTTGCTGTTATAGCACTATTTCCTTGACCTAAAAGCACACCATGATTTGTTAAAGTTGCAACTCCTGTTCCTCCATTTGGAACCGTGACAGGTGTAGCAATACTACTATTAGGGAAATTATATGCCATTTTATCTCGCTGATGTTAACGTATTTAATATATAGCCATAATCTACCAAGATCGTTCTAGATGTTGTTCCAGCTGTCTTTTGAATCTGTGCCTGCAATCCCATAGGATTTGTTGTAGGAATATTTGTTGTGACCGTTCCAACAGAAACACCATTAACAAAAAATGTTGCAATAGGTGTGAGCGGAACAACGACAATAGTCAATCTAGTCCATCCAGTACCAACTGTTGAAGAAGAATTAGTCGCAGTTTCAGTATTTGCATTTCTTGCCACTAATTGCCATTTTCCCGAATTTGTTCCGTCCGTATATCTAAACTCAATAGCGTTCGTTCCCTCAGCAGGATTGAAATTATCCAAGGCACCGACACGAACTGTGAAAGTATCTGTTCCGTTGGATAGCACTGGAATCATCACAACCCATTCTAATGTAATTGATCCCCCATCCATTACAAGGGATTGCTCCATCAAATGGACGTTAGCAGCGCCAGCGGTATTTGTGCCTGTGGCAATAGTCCAGATGCCCGGATGATTCGCAACGCCTGGTGTATTTTTAGTTACTGCTCCTGTATTTACAAGATTTTCATTCCAAGGCCCATCATTAAACGACATCATGTCATCATAGAACATTTGAGTTGTGGAGGGGTTGAAAGTCGATCCGCCGGAAGTGGGGAAGTTATATGCCATCGATTAATCCTAATTTGCGTTCCACTGAGTGCCATTATAAATCAATTCGACAGATGCAAAAGTCGTATTTAAAACTAATGTTGCGGCTCCATCGATATTTTTCCCGTTTCCGCTAATAGTTATGTTATTGGTATTTGCTGTGCCAGTATTATCCTTGATTATTACTTTCTGGCCAATGGAAGGGGTGGCTGTAAGGTTTATCGTTCTAGACACTGAACTATCAACAATAACAATCGCATCTTGTGGCAATACCGTATATGGATAAGCGCTAGGAATTTTGACTTGCACAGCACTATTTGCAAACACAAATGGGTTTTGATTTGTGACAGTGATATTCGTTCCTGCCTGTAAAAAGCCAAGTCCCGAATAATTTAACGTTCCAGCTCCTGATATTGCAGCGGTTGCATTGCTCGTGCTGATTAAAGTCATATTTATAGTAGCTGTGGCACCAACCCCAATGGTTACTGATGGTGAAGTTCCACCACCTAGGAAGCCCATTTCACTAAAGAAATTTCCGCCAGTTAAAGCGACAGCTGTTGTATTACCGGAATTTATCTGGCTATATGCCGTTGTGAATGACCCTGAAGACACTGTTATTGGGAATTTAAGAAGGCTTTGCTCAAACTGGAGCACGCCATTTGCCAGAGTTCCTGGAATAGTTGGATTGAAAGAGCCATTTTCAATGTCACAGAATCCCCAATACATAGTACCAGGGCTATTCATAGTAAATGGGGCGAGCGCACCGTTTATACTACCTGTACAATAAGCAATATTAATTTCTGCACTCGCTGATGTGCTTGTGAAGGCAATTCCACCATTATTAAATACGTTTAGATAACATCCGGTTAAATTAACCGTAGATGCCGCATTTCCACTGACAGTCAAGAAAGGCGCGCCATTAGTTACAAGCTGAATGCCTGAAATTGTTACAGTTCCTGTACCTGTAAAGGTGCAATTTCCATTTATTATTACATTAGAGGCTGTTATAAAATTTCCATTTAAACCAGCATCGGCAGCAAATGCGATTAAATTAACACCGCTTTTTAAAACGGGATTTTCAGTATAAGTGCCTGCGGTTATGAAAATGTCATCACCTGCACTGGCAGCATTAATCGCAGCCTGAATAGTGGTATGGGTGCCTAAATTAGCTACCGGATTTACTACCCATTTTGCATATCCAGGCATTCGGAAAGTTACAGTTGGGCCGCCATTACTAGTTGTCCATGGTGAAAATGCATCTGGCGCAGTTGCAGATGATGAATCAGTTCCAAAGAGGTTAAGATTGTTAGCCACAGGAACGGCAAAATTGCCGTCATTGGTGGTGTATTTGGTGGCAATTTGAGGGGGCAAAGGACCGCCCCCTAAACCTACTATATGAAATTCGCTCATCTATATCCTCCAACTGTCAAAAATGTAGGATTAGTGCTTGTCCTAACCCATACATTTTGCCCCGCCCTTCCATTTAAGGTGCCAGAACCATAAGGGGGATTGTCAGAGTGATTTGCTTGTAAATCGATAACCAATGTTGCGCTAGCAGGCCAAACCTGATGCAGATTTACACCATCAAAGCTAATATCAACAGCAACAGCGCCACCGTTCCATACTTCCATGATTTTAATATTATCAAGAAACCCATTCGGGAACATCGGCTGAAATGTTCCCGTTAGAGTTGTAGTATCAAATTGCCCGGCAGGTATTGCCTGAAACCATGCTTGCTCAGGATTGGACATCTTGCGCCTCCACTGGTGGATCGTCTGGGACTTTAATTTCTGCGACTTTTTGCGCTTCTATCTGCGCTCTGATATTATCTTCAACCTGGCCAATGTACTTTTGACATTGGAACAAAGCCTCTTTAATATGCTCAATTGGAGCATCATTATCACACATGAAATGGTAGACTTTATCCGCAACAGTGAATTCTAATCGTACGATGTTCTTTAGCATTTTTTCCCTATAGTTAGCTTAATATCCAAATAGTGATGATTATATTATCTCCAGCACCTAAGGCGCCAGCTCCATTATTCTTAGTATGCACAATAATTTGGCCTGCTGATTGTGTAACTCCTAGATAGCCCATTCTCGCATCATTTGTGGATGCATTTAAGTTGGCCACAGTAACTATAATAGCGGATGTTGTCAAAATTTTGTTGCTAACAATTGTAAAATCTTGAGTTCCTGCTGCGGCTGTTGTAAAACCTGTCCATGTAGTTGCTAAAACACGACTATTCAAAGTAACTGTTACAGTTGCGGAAGCTGTTGAGGCAGTATCTGGGGTTACCGCAACTAAGCCAGGTGTCGTTGCGCCAGAGGCAAGCGTTACTCCACCTGTTCCTGATTGGACAGTAGTGGTTGATGTTGTATTTACAGAACCTAATGTAACTGTTTTAGCGGCAGCTCCTGTGCCGATTTGCAATGTGGTAATAGCCGCATCATTGCTAATATTCATAGCACCTGCGCCTGTAGCAATTGCTAGAGAACCACCTACGGTTGTAACTGTCGACGCACCAGACCCGGCATTTAATACTAAATTGGTAGCACCAGTTGCATTACCAATCGTAATGGTTTTGGCTGCTGCATCAGCACCAATATTAATAGCGCCTGTTCCTGTGACAAATCCTAAGGTTCCGTTCGTAGTTGTGTATGTACTACCTCCTGTACCCGTATTAATATTTACTGCTGTCGCACCAGTAATATTACCTATGGTAATTGTCTTTGCAACTGCGTCTGTGCCTAGATTTATCGCGCCTGTTCCGGTATTTAATGTATAGGCACCATTCGTTAACGTATATGTGATCCCACCTGTGCCAGTGTTTATAGCGACAGCCGTAGCGCCTGTAATATTTCCTATTGTAATAGTATGAGCAATAGCATTAGTGCCCACATTTACGCCGCCCGTTCCTGCATTTAATGAGATGGCTGTAACTCCTGTCGAATTACCAATATTGATCGTATGATCTGCTGCGTCAGCGCCTAAAGAGATAATTCCTGTACCTGTTGTAAGATTAAAGGCGCCATTAGTTGTATTAAAGGACGCTGCCGCCGTTCCTGAATTAATTACAACTTGCGTTGCGCCCGTTACATTACCTATAGTAATAACTTTTGCAGCTCCATCAGTTCCGACGTTAATTGCGCCTGTTCCTGTAGATAGTCCCCAAGAACCATTTGTAGTCGTCCACAGATTTGCCCCCGTACCCGAATTATGGATTATAGAAGTCGCACCTGTGACGTTCCCAATGGTAATTACTTTCGCGGCAGCATCTGTTCCTATATTTATCCCGCCAGTTCCGGTGTTGAAACTTAATGTCCCATTTGTGGTTGTGTAAGTTGAACCGCCTGTTCCTGTGTTGATATTTACAGTTGTCGCACTAGTAATGTTTCCTATAGTCACTGTGTGGGCAATTGCATTCGTCCCTAAATTCAACGCGCCAGTTCCCACATTCAATGAGATAGCTGTAGCGCCAGTACTATTTCCTAAAGTAATCGTTTTCGCAGCCGCATCGGCTCCAATGTTGATTGCTCCTGTACCGCTAGTAATTGAGAAAGCTCCATTTGTAGTATTAATTGAAGAAGCCGCTGTACCAGCATTTACAACAACTTGCGTTGCGCCTGTGACGTTACCTATAGTGATAACTCTAGCGGCAGCTCCTGTACCAATATTAATTGCATCCGCAGACGCATCTTGACCAATGCTTATGGCTGTTCCGCCAGACGCCCAGGTGCCCCCAGCCGTAAAAGTAACTGTTGTGGCGCCTAAAGTAGTGAAAGCCCCTGTATTTGGTGCAGTTCCACCAATTGCGGGATTTGACGCAAAAACTGCCGCAAGACTTTTCGGCTGTACTGCAAGAGGCGTCCCAGGATTTAAGTTTGTTCCTGCTACCGCTTGAGCATCCGTTGCCTCTTGAATAAGGCCGACAGCCGCTTCTGTAGCCTTATTCGCTCCTGCTAAAACTACACTATTTACAAAGGTAAATACATCATTTGCAAGAGGAACAATAGATCCTGCAGGCGCTGTGCCCGCTTCTAGCTGTGCTAAAGTGGATAATTTAACCGTTCCGAATGTGCTGGTGCTTGCAGGCGCCCCACCTGCTACGTTCCAAATACCCGCACCAGTGGTTTCATAGATGATTGGAGGGCTTACTGAATTGTCTTGCCATCTTGTGCCTGGCGGATAGATATCCTGTGCTGTAGGCGCTCTTAAAGGTATTCCGATAAATTGAGGATAAACATAAGCGTCTACACCAACTGCAAACGGGGTTCCTCCGCTAGTATTACTTAAAGAAGCTGTCATTTTATCCTCCTGGTGAAAGCACCAATTTATCAATTAAAGTCTTTATTCACTATCTTAATTCAAGTTAAACGCTGATAGGGCGCATTCCTATTTTTAAGAAGTGCGAACACAGAAGCGCCAGCCGATGGCGCTTTCCCTTTCCACCATTTTCCCCATCTGTTTTGTCCATCTGTTCTTGCAGGAACAGCGCCCGATTGCAATAATTCCGCTATAACCCTTGGCGTTTGTGGATATTGGTAGATTGGCCCTTCTCTATTCGGGTATTTTCCAAGGAATTGAACCATTAGATTCCCCGTTTTGTCATCATAATCCATGCCTGCTACGTTGCTTGATGGCATGCCTGGTGGTGGTGCGCGTGGTGGTGGAGGCGCTATTGTTCCACCTTCGGTTGCCGCCTCTTCTTGAATTGTCGCCATAACACTTTGCAATAATTCTGCTAGCGCCTGTTGAGATGCAAAATTTAAGCTAGGCCCGCTAGTTTCCAAATAATCAATAATGCTTTGGGTATAAGCAATTAATTCGTCCATCACCGACCTTTAAATCGTTGTAAAAGCGCTTGACCTTGCTGCAATATCTGGGCAACTCCCGGGTCTAAACCTTGGGCGCCATTTCCTGCCTGTTGTGCATTTCCTTGATTTGGCTCCTGCGCCATTTGTCCGTTTCCAAAAACACTCTGTACAATGCTTGACCAATCTGTTTTATGGTCTTTCTCCATCTGTTTGATAACTTTTCTGTGCTTGTCATCAAGAAACTTTAAAGCTTTTGCCCCTGCTTCAATTGGGGTATTACCTTCCTTAATCAGATCAGAAATATATTGAAAAAGGCCTGGCGAATATTGTTGAATTATATTTCGATTTTCCTTTGCTGGCTCTTTGCCTTCTTGCTCTTTTGGCTCAAGTTTATCTTTTAGAAAGTTAAGGCCCTCTTGCACATCAAGACCCATCGCTGCGCCTTTTTCTAAAAAACCGCCAATTTTTGGACTAACTTTATTTATTCCTTTAATTGCTAAATCAGGCGGAATGTATTTACTTAAGAATGGAAGAAGCTTTGAGCTTAAACCTACCCCCGACGCGCTTATTGCAAGATTTCCTGCTGTTTTAACGCCTCGTTTAACGTTGGAATTAAAACGCTCATTCCTTTCAATCTCTCTTTCATTGGCTTCTTCATCGGGTCTTAATGGTTTCATTTATTTAATCCTCTTGAATTTGGAAAAAACCAAGTATCGGCCCAATTCGGAATTAAGTCAGAAACGCCTTCCGCTAACTCTCTTTTTTGCCGTGGACTTAACCCTAGTTTATCGGCATCGTCACTAAGTTGTTGAAAAAAGCCTCTTTCATTAAAATTTGGATCGATATCTTTTAGATTCTTTGCAATAGCTAAAAAACTATCGTCCCGAGTAAAGGCATCTTCAATTTGCATAGCTAACTTTTTAGAATTTTCGATCTGGCCAAAATAACCCAAAGGCTTATGGTTTTTTAATAGTTTTTTTACACTATCGCTTCTAGGCCAAGCAACTTGTGCTCTTGCTTGTGGTGACATACCAGTCCCAGAAAGTAAATTGTAAAATTCCTCTAGATTATCAGCGTCTCTATAAATCTTTTGAAAATTCTGAAGCTTTTCAATGAATTCATCTTGTTTGAAAAAAGAAGTTAAGGCGCCATGCCCTGACATTAATTTATTTAGGTCTGTTTTAGCTTTAGCTATATCTAAGGCTTTGTTTGTCCATTTATTCACGGCATCATCTTCTGATATTCCGTTTTTTGCTATATCTCTTTCAAGACCACGCAAAAGATTTACTTGCGTTTCACCGGATACATCCTTCAATGTTCCAGCCGCATCTTTGTGTAATTTTTTTTGTAAGGTATCGTCGAATGATGTTTTTATTCGATCTTGCGTATCTCTTAGCCTTGCATCCTCTGCTCTTTCGGCCTCGGGTAGAGCGGATAATCTATCAAAATCCTGTTGGGTCTTTTGCGCTACTTCTGGGTAAGTTAATTCGGGGAATCTATCCCAATTAGACGAAAGTCGATCTTCAAATTCTTGTGGTGTTGGAGGTTTATATGTTTTGACTTCTTCTCTCAATGGATTCTTAGGCTGTATTTGTTCTTGTCCCAGTGATTCGCGTGGAACATTTTCGCCAGGCTGTTCTTGCGATTGTAAAGCCGCTTTACTTCGCGGCCTATTATCGAATTGTTGCATTGCCGCTTCGACGCGAGGATCTTCTTGTCTTTGAGCTTGTCCTTGGGCCGGCTGACCTCGCCTCATATTATTTCTAAGGCCTTGTTGCTTTAGAAGCTCTGTTCCGCTTTGAACAATTTGAGGGGTTGCACCTGGCGCGCTTGCAAGTGCTGCGAATCTTTGGAATGGTGAAAGGTCTGGATTATCTCCAATGTCTTTTAAAGATGACGCTAATCTTCTTCTTTCAATTTCTTTTGGAACATGCTCTTGAATGCCTTCACCAAGCCCCTTTCCAAACATTGCCAAGACTGAAGGCTTTTTCTGAACTACCGTAACCATTTAAAACCCCCTTGGCCCTTGTAAAAAGTTAGGAAGCTGAGGACTAGCTGACATATTACCACCTCCATAAGGACTTGTATTCGCCCCTACCTTATTTCCCCCAAGGCTTGTCTTATTAACGCCCGTCTTATTAACGCCATTGGCAAAGCCATTTGCAGCCCCTGCGGCAGCACCTGCTGGTCCGCCAGTGGCGAAGCCTATGGCAGCCCCGGGAAGCGCTCCGCCTAAGCCTGAAGCTAAACCATGGCCAAAGCCGGGCTGTCCTTGTTCCATTACATTTTCTGTAACAGGGTTCAAATATTGCTGGCCTATGCTTTGAAGCCCTTGTGCGCCTTGTTGCCTCAATTGCGCTCTAATTGCACCTAGCCTCTCTGAAAGATCCGTTCCGGCATTGATAGCGGCATTTTGAAAACCAGAGCTTGATAAACCACCGGCTCCCATACCAGCAAATTGCTCGCTAATCCCTGGCAAAATGTCTTCATTAAATTGGCGCATTTGAGGTGCTGCAAAGGCGTTAAAGTCCGCACTATTATCACTAAGTAAATTACGATAATAATCAGCCGTATCACCGAATGCTCCTCCAGCGCCGGGGCCAGCATTTGCGGCGCCTAATTGACCATGCGCGCGCTGTTGCTCTGGTGTAAGCGTTGATAATTGCCTATATCTATTTCGCGAACCTGAAAACCAGCCCATTTTATTGCTCCTGAATATATTCTAAATAAGCTTTACATCTATTATATGTTCCATCCGACGTTATTTGAATATTTGGCCCTATCACACGTATCGTGTCAGAATTGCCGAATACCGTAGAAGTAAGCGTTGTTGAATTCGTGGCGCATGCCCAAAGGGCTATTTGCTCATAATTAGCATCATTAACGATATTATGCGGCCTGGTTATTACCCCTGCTGTAATGGGGCCAATATCAACAACGATCCTTAGAATGGTTCTAAATACTTGGTTTGAACCACCATCTAAAACATCATTAGTTCCTGGTATAAATGCTTTTCCTGATAGTAATTCTTGATCTAAAAACCAGCCAATTTCACGAATGTTTACAGCGTTTGTAATCTTTTTTAATATTTCAACGAGAAAAGGCCTGGCCTCATCCCAATTTTCTGGAACAACATCATATACAGGAACGTAGCTTTCTAACTGTTGGCTATCTTGTGATATCATATGCCTATTGCCATCCAATATAAATTAGTAAATTTAGATGTGCTCGTTTGTGTTGTTACAAACTCTGTCAAAGTCGCATTATTTAATATACTAAAACGTATGGTAGAATTATCGCTAGTAACAACAGTGCAATTAACTGAATAAACTGCGGTTATAAAAGGTTTAGGGAAAGTGATCGTCGTAGATGAGCTGGAAGCAACAGCAGTAGAGCTCCCATATTGTAAAACTAAACCACCGGGAAGAAATGTAGCCCCATTTGCTGTCGTCACGGGCATGAAATTGCGGGTAAATTTTATATTTTGATTTCCCCCTGTAAGAAAGAAAAGGGATTGGTCATTAGAATAGCCGTCATTATTTGTTGTATCGAAAAGTTGTCCAATTCCAGAAATTGCTGCTGGGGCTGCTTGCGGAATCATATGAATATTTTTATGCATTCCAGTAATTCCACCTGGGGGAACTCCTGAAGTATCATTAAAAGGAACATGATCCACACCATAAGCTATATTTAATTGCTGAAAGTTGCCTTGCAGATTCAAATAATCTTGATCAAGTGGCACGAGGCCTGTAGGTATATTTGGCTGATATGTTGGCATAAAGCACCTTAAATATTTGTTAGTCTTCCAGCGCGTCTAATATGCAAAATTTGAGCATCGATCTGCACTGGTGATTGTTGTTCTATTCCATTCATTTGCGCGTTATTAAATGTGTATTGCAAAGTGATAAAGTTGGATCTTGTAGGACAAAAAACCCTCTGCCAAAACTTCGACCCATCAATTTTATTAAAGCCAGCGGATGATGTAGGAATTATTGAGTTAAAGAATGTATCTGGAGTGTCTGGCGAAAGACCATCATCTATTGCATTGAAAGGCGCAAGATTTGATTTGTCTTCATCGTTATAATCCAGATAAACATTTAACGAAATTGCTCCTGATTCTGTAGAATTCATTAAGATATCGAGGTAGCCCAATTGAATATTCTGGCCCTCATCCATAAAATTAAACTTCTTGCTAACGATAGAGAAATTATCCAGAATGTTTATGAGACCACCGCCTTGATAAGTAAGTAGGCCACCAGTCGTTGCAATGCTAAAAGCATCATCGGTAGGATTGTAAGTGTAGAGCGTAAATGTGTTAGCGTTTAAGACATTTACTCCATAAACTCCACCGTTTAAAAACGAAAAATTGCCAACGATTCCACTAATTCCAATTATCGAGCCATCGTCGCCCGGCACAATATTTGTTACTAAGTTATGATTTGGGCTTGTTATCGTGATGGGGCTTCCACCTACGATATTTGTAATAAATAACGTTGTGTCATTGGTTATAGCGACGCCAATGCTAGGCGTGGTTCCTGCAAGTTTAAGAATGAAGCCTTGTTGATTTCCACCAAGAATAATGGGAGAACCAAAAGGATCATCAATCCAAGGGAAGGGGCAATTAATCCAAGCTTGTGGGGTATTAAGCCATGTTCTACCTGATTGTTCTTGATAATTGCCAAGAGCGGTTAAACTATCATTAAACAATGCCCAACTATCGTTTTCATAGTTATAAACCAAGCGAATATTAGGAAATATTCGAGAGGCACTAGCTACAAGACCATCATAAAAACCCGTCAGCGGAATAGTCCAATATGCCAAACGATTTGGGAAATCCCTAATTCCCTGGACTCTAGCGACGCCATTATTTAACCCATTGAATTTGTAAACTAAATCAGGGATCTTAATATCGATTCTTTCGCTTTTATAACTATCGCATTCAACAATGCCTTTATCGCCTATGCCAACTAATGATGTATCAAATTGAACGCTTGAAAATGTGCTTTCTGTTCCTAATTCTGAATTTACTCGTTCTATCTGAAAAGGGGCTATTGATCTACCTGTATATCGAAGCTGCCAAGTACTTCGCTCACAATAGACAATTAAATTGTCTCTAACAAATCCGATGCTTACAATATCTTCGCTTGTAGGTATATCAAGAAAGCCTCCCTGACCTCTAATATCACTCCTCCAAGAACCCGCTGCTGGCGGCCCTGCTGTAAAAGCTATGAAAGGATTGCCGATCGTGCTCCATCTAATGCGATTGGAATAATTGAGGCTACTTGCTGACGTTGGCCCTGGCCCTTCCCAAGTATTAAATGTAACCATTCGGCCGCGAAAAGGTAGATTGCAAAGCCAGTTAGTTAAGAAATTGGTTGCGTCGATTTGGCTCCAAGCCGACGGAAAGAAATTAACCCATGTTGTGCCATCTGTTATACGAGGAGGGTCTGCTGATGCGGCAAAAGATCCACTGTTATTTGTTACCCAAAATAACTTGGCGCCTGTTCCGAAAGGGCTTTGTGCAGTTCCACCAATCCAATAATTTGTTGACCAAAAAAAATTTATTCCCGCGACATTAGCATGTGCGGCATTCCATGTCGTGCCAGGGATAAACTGCTCAAACATTCCTAAGCCTGCGTTGTAATCATAGGCATAGTTTTGGTCAAAAAAGATTGTTTGATCATTAGCGCTATTGGCAAGTTCACGTATTCTAATGCCCATAACAGGCAAACCAGGAAAGAATTGAACCGCTGTTAATGCATTGGATCCGGTGATTGTTAAAAGCCCTGTAGTAAGATTGAGCGTTGCTGTTCCTATGCCATTATTCAAAAGATTGATTAATCCTGATTCGCCTGGCGTGCCTGGATCAGTAAAAATAGCCGTTCCAACAGTAAATGAGGATATGCCTGGCTGAATTGGATTGGGAATAATAGTCGTTGAGAAATTGCCCGCTCCGTCTGTGGTGCCTAAATTAAGCTGAAGGCGCCCAAGCAAAGAAACGCCACTCTTTCTAATGATCTTTTCACGCCATACAATAGCGTTTTGAAGCGTAGGGTAAGCATCATTCGGCAATAAGAATTCTTGCCTCTCTTGGACTAGGCCTGTGCTTGGACCTGTGATTGGAAGGGATTGATAGCCTGCCATGCTGGTTCTTTAGCCTCCCCTTTTTCTTGGCATCTTGCATGTTCTCTTTTGCTGTCCCTGCCCATAAATGATCTGGGTTACAGCAGGAAGGATTATCGCAATGATGACAGATATAGAGACCGCTTGGAATTTCTCCTTTAAAAATTTGATAGCTGATCCTATGAACATGAGATTTTTCTTGGGTCTCATGATTCGTTGTGTACCCATATCCATTGGGATGCAAGTCTCCTTGCCATTCCCAACACTTTTTATCTGTAATTCTAATATTATGAAGTAATTTGCATTTTGTAGTGCAATAAAGGCGTTTAGTTCCTTTTCCCACAAATTTTTCATTACATTTTTTACAAAACCGTGCATTATTTTTTTTCCAAGCCGTTTTTCTTTGATCAGCGATTTTTTCTTTATTTTTTGCCCGATTTTCTCTCTTCCAGGCGTTATAACAATTCTTACAATAGGTAGATCCTTTCCAAGAATTTTCTAGCGTTCTTTCTACTTCACATTTTGTACATTTTTTCATGGTGACTCCTTTTTATTAAAGGATATCACTTTCTATATATTGTGTCCATTGGCATTAGAATCCTTGACCGATTCCCCATCCTATCCCATATCCACAACCGGATTGAGTTGAGTTAAATAATGTAATATTTGGCTGCTGTATTTCTTCGACCGCTTGACGCTCTAATACAAGACCTTCTTGGCGCATAAAACCTTCGCGTAAGTTCTCTACCCCTTCCATATCTTGGCGATCGCGTAGTATTTCCATTGCGGATCCGTATGCTATATACTGCGCCCATTGATTTAGTATTGGGTGATCGGTCGTATTCATAAATTGAGCCGGCGTCTGATAGGTTTCTACCTCAACAAGATATACATTATCGGGAACTGGTCGTATTGTGAGTTCGTTATTCCAGAATAATAGATTATACGGACGCCCAACCTGATATGTTGCTGCCCAAACATTTATCAAAGTGCCTGCTGCTGGGGCGACAGGAAAATTTACGGTTATTTGTGTGGTAACATAATTTACTGTCCCACAATATTGTGGAGTAAGAGGGCTTGGTGGATAAGGTGAATTGGGCAGATTTGCATTTTGTGCGTTACCCAATGGTGCTAAAGGAGGTATTGCAGGCTGTTGGGCATTAGTTGTATCTAGATAAACATTATCTCCAACGGCATTTTGATTCAGAAAGAGAAGCTGGCCTGTTGTAGTATTACTGCCAATGCCAAATCCATTTAAAATTGCTCCGCCGTCATCAATAATACGTATTGGATTTCCATTAACATCAACTCCTCCAATCACTAATTGAGTGCTAAGAATACCAAAATTAGGCTGAGGAAATGGATTTACGTTGTTTCCAAATAAACTAAATGTAAAAGACGTAGTAACGCCATCTCCTCCAATTGGCTGGAATTGCGTGGGGTATCGTGGATATAGATTATAAAGCTGATCTCTGTTCTTAAAGAAATTACCAGGAATACCCTGAAAATAAACAGGTGCCCTAAAACCCTGCATATTATTAACGTCAACGGGATAGCGATCCACGTTCGGAATTGTCAAAAACTTATAGACCGAACGTTGCTGATCAATCTTAATGGCATATGGAAAATCCGTATTGTAAAACAGATTTACAGCCGCTTGAATGTCGGCATCGCTTAAGGCCGATGTACTGGCCGAAGCGGTTAAGCGCCTAACCTTCTTTGATATGAAGGTATATGTTGAATCCGCTTGGGCTAGTGACATAACACCTCTTAATTAGAAACCAACTGCCACGAAACGGTGTAACCAATCGCCTTGTTCATCCCTATCGAGAGGTGCTTCATCCTTTCTTATGGGTTCTCCATCCACGCTTACAAGCCCTGATCTCTTAGGAAGAAACTTCGTGTCATCGTTAACCTCCTTAACCAATCCGAGAGGGACTTCATAAACTTTTCCAGGAATAAAATGCCAAATTTGAATTGGATCTCCTGCATATCTGCAATATGGTTTTGTCAATCTCTCATGTCGACCACGCGAATTCATATATTCAGCTTTGACAATCTTTGAATCTTCCTTGCGCAGAGCTTCCAATTCTTTCTTGTGCTCTGGTTTAAAATTCTTAAACCCATCATCTGGGACGCTATTTGTTAAAATATTGATGCGTCCATGTAATTCGCCAGATGCTGTTGCCATTGGTACTGTTACACCCATATTAATTACCTATGTTATTCAACGACTGAAAAGGAACTTCATTCGTTGTATTGTTATATTGAAGATTTCTTGACCCAAAAGGCGCTAATGTCGCTGGGGCAAGAACATTACCACTAGGCAAAATAAAAGGATCAAACTGACTGCTATCAATATTAACTGTAAATTGCAGTCCATTTATCGCTGTTATAGTGCCAACTAAATTATTTGCCTGAAACATGCCAAAATTAATCGGCACTTGAAGCCTTATTGCCATGCCCACAATGTAAGTGTTAGCCTCAGTTGTATTATTAACTATATCAGCAGTTATCACCATTGGCGCAGATTGCGTAATTGCCACAATTTGCAATGCACTTGGAATCTGAATCACTGGTTTTAAATACTGATTGGCCATTTAACCTCAGATTTGAGTCGGTTACAAAACATAACCGACTCAATAAAATTGTTAGCTTGGAACTGGAGAATTGATCGTCCCCGTTTCCATTTTAAAGGCCTGCCATACAATTACATCATTAGCTTGTCCGCCTGGGCTAAATTGTCCATTCGGAACTAACATGTAAGGAATGAAAATACCTGATCTGAAGGGCACTTTAGTGAAATCATACCCAGTAGTTACTTGCGTAATCGGGTTGAATGTCGCTGCCTGTCCAGCTGGCGCAATGGTTGCAAACAATTGCGTTGTTGGCGACCCAGTGCTTGCAGGCATTGCAAATGCTGTATAATTAGTAGTATCGACATTGATTGTAAAGTTATAGGCGTCAACAATGCTTACTACAATTATAGGCTTGTTTTGTGGTTGATAGAAATTATTTAGCTGAATCATTCCGAAAGAGCCTGGCACAGTAAATTCAATCTTTTGGCCTACAACCAAGTTATTAATCTGAGACGTTGTTACTTGAGCGTTTGTAGCTTGTGTAACTGCTGTGATTTGATAGGTGCTTGGTGCAACAGGCGTTACAATACCAGATGGGTTTTGTGTTAGCCTACGTACTATAAATGACGTTGCAGATGTTGCAAATGCTGATGAATTTAATCCCAAAAGCGTAAATTGTGAACCTGTTACGCTTGATATGGTAAATATCATTCCTGAAATTTGCTCCATACCAACGGCATTATAGATGATGACTTGATCGCCATTGCTATAAGTGTTGGTAACGCTTGCTACCGCAGCTGATGCTTTAGTAATAGTTGTGCCTGTTAATGCCGCTTGAGGTGCGGGATTAGTAGTCACATATGTAAAGCCAGCAGATGGATTGGATGAAGCATTTTGAAAGTTATCTACGATAACTGCTGTAGATCCAGCCTTTCCCCACCTAATACCGTCATTAACGGCGGTAATACCGCCCCCAAACCATTCTCCCATAAAAGCACCTGTCGGTGCGTTAGCGATGGCTTTGGTGTAGTTATAGGTCTTAAAATAATCCGCTCCTGATGGCAATGGAATAATTTGATTAACAGCAGTTGCTGGCTGTGTGAAAGTTCCTTGAGAAACAATAGTAAAAGCCATGATATCTCCTTATGATGGTAGGAATGTGGTTACATTCAAGCCAGAGATCCAGTTTTGGTTTGTAATCGCCCTTGCAATTGCAAACTTGGCATAGAGTTGGCTATTTTGCGCAACACTAGAAACCACCCAAGGCGGACGATAACCAATGACGGCTGTATAGTTGTTTTGTTCGATCTTAGCGGCAGCTTCAAGGCCATACATTGGAATTGTATAGACGGTATTGCCCTTAAGAGAGATGCCAGGGGTTCTTGCTGCTTTTGAGCTTACAAAGAACCTAAAGCGTGAAATCGAGCAATATTCTTCTGGTCTGATGCCCTCTTGGGTCGGATATGCCGCTTTAAGTAATACGCCTTGTACTTTCTGAAGGTCTGCTGCAAG